GTTTCCCAGTCACGATCGCGAGCGGCGTGGTCTTGTCGGTGCCGTAAGCACCCTTCAGCTTGCATTTGCCGATGTAGTTACCGTCATCGTCCTTCTTGAACGGTAGCGGGAACTTGTCAGGCCAGCTTTTCTCCTTCTTAGCCTTGTAAGCCGTAGCCATTCCCTTGTACAAGGTCTTAGCTTCCTTCTCAGACATCACGAAAGACATAGAGTATTCCGCACCGTCATCCAGTGGATCACACTTAACAGATGCACCGTTCTTACCAGCCTTGTTATCGAACTTGTAAGTGGTGTCGAGTTTTGGGTAGAGGGCTTTTACGCCTTCAATTGTGTAGTACATAAAGTCTTCAGCCATTTCGGTCTCCTAATTGGCTATTTATATTGAACCCTTCAGTCGCAGCGAAGGGCGAACCTTCGCGGTTGTGTGGAACAATGTCGAAAGCAATAGCTGCTAACGTGTCATCTGTATCCACTATTCCCCTAACTAAACGTAGTTCCTCTTCTTCTAACGGTCTTTGTGGGTAGAAGAACAGCTTTGGTACAGGGCTACCCGCATCGAAACTTATCCTCGTCACCACTGCTGCACTGGGCGTTCCATGCCCACTCAAAAACTTAGCGTAAGCCTGTAGAGGCATAGAGCTTCTACCTTGAGCCTTGCCAAATATGGATGAGGCAGGTACTTGCAGTTGATACACAGTGTCTAACGCCTTCTCTTCAACAATCGCTAGTCGCTGACTAAATCTGCAAGCCCTACCCCCTCCAGTGCCAGATCCTCTGATGTTCTGTGAGCAATCAATACATCGCGCACTCTGTCTTCGGTCTGACGGCACATCGGGTGAAGGTCTCTGGGTATCACTAGACCAGCATGTAGGCAGACGTTTGACGGTGGGATCGTAAGCATCTTTGTAGTACGAGCGCGATACTGCCGCTGCGTTCACGATGATTACGTCTACCGACGACGTGTCTGTCTGAAAGTCTAACCCAGTAAACTTGTTACCCCGTAAACTGACTCGACGCATTACACATCTTCGTCAGGATCAAACGCTGTGGGATCAAAGTCATCCACGGTAGTTTCTTCCGCACCTTCTTCGGATGCGGTGCCTTTCAGTAAAGCCTCTGCAATGCTTGCTAAAGCAAACCGCTGAGTTTTACCTACCTTGATGTACGTATTCTCTGGAATGACCCCATCCCGCACCCATTTACGGGTCGTGGATAATGACACACCAAAGTGCTTCGCAACATCTTCTATTGGAACTAACTGCTCCATCACGCCTTCCTTATGGTCAAAGCGAACTCCGCATCTACGTTTAAGCCCTTCGGCAGAAGGTCTGGGTTTTCTTCTAAGAACTCCCGTACGTTTTTCTGATTCAGTCGCTTATCCAAGAACTCAGGTACCTTATGCTCCAAGATAAACTCGTGCATGTGTTCCCAGTCGCTAGTCCAATACTTCTGCTTAACAGTACGGTAAAACGTACCTGCATCAGTCTTGACGCTCTTCATATCGTTCTCTTTTAGATACTCCAGTAGTGCGCTTTTGATTGTGTTTTGCTGACTAACTAGCTTGTCATCAGCCTCGTTAAATTCCGTAGATAAGCGTGCCCTTTCTTCCTTGATCTTGAGGTAAGCCCTCATCATCTTGTTCAAAGGCAAACTACCTACGCGCTTCGCATCAGCCATGTTTTCGTCCTTCCATTGCCGAGAACTGCAATATAGTAGTAGGTAGTTGTTTAATCAAGTATTTCTTTGTAAAGATCAATAATTTTTGTATGTGTGTCTATTTTGTTATCTAGTAGTGCGTACACACGTTTTTCTATGTGAGATCCTTGTAGCTGTACCACCGTACACTTGTGATCTTGCCCCGCTCTGTGAATACGTGCGTTGGCTTGAGCGTATGTTTCTACCGAACTGGTTGGCCCCCACCACACGATTGTGTTTGCAGCAGTCAGCGTAACGCCGTGTGCCGCAGCCTGTGGCTGTATGACCAGCACTCGTGGGCTGTCAGTCTCTTGGAACTCTTTGAATATGCGCGTGCGTTCAGTCGCACTGACTGCGCCGCTGATGACCTCGGTGGGTATCTTGTCTTTGCGTAGCTTCTCGGAAAGTAGCTGTATTGTGTGTTTGAACGGCACGAAGATCAGGACTTTCTTGCTGGACTCGTCGATCACCTCACGCAGCACCTTGTATCGGTGCTTGATGTCGAACTCCACTACCTCTTTGTCGTCGGTATACACCGCCCCAGAACTGATTTGCAGCAGCTTATTCATGTTTACCGCCGCCGTAGCTGCCGTGACTGTCTCTTCAGCAGCTTCCATGACCATGCGGTTCTTCAATTCTTTGTAGTATTTATCTTGCTGGCGGGTCAGCGGTACCTCGCGAGTTGTGTATATGATGTCAGGTAGATCAAGACACTCTTCCTTGGTGAACCGTATCGCTGGCTGTAAGGCACTGAACACTGTCTCCGTGGCGTTGGGCTTAGGCACCCACTTGAAGTTAGTCACTTTGACCATGACCTGATCGCGGAACGAGCCAAAGAAGCGTGGCACAGCCTTCGGGTTAACAAGTTTAGCCAGCCCGTACGCATCCAACGGACTCTGTGCAGCAGGGGTACCCGTCATCATCCAGAGCCATTTGTCTGGCCCAAGTAGCCTGTTGAGTGTTTTCCAGCGGTCAGTTTGTGCGTTCTTGTAGTGAGTTGCCTCGTCCACAATCACTAGGTCAAACCCACCGTTGGCTATGGCGTCTGAAACGATTGCCACACCGTCATAATTTATTATGACAAACTCTGCATCGCCTTCGATTACAGCGGTTCTTTTCTTTGCTGAACCGTGGGCTATATCTACCTTGCGGTGCATGGCAAAGCTGAACAGATCCTCTCGCCACGCTGAATCCATAATAGATAAGGGGCAGATGACCAGAGCACGCTTGATACGGCCTTGCTTCATCAAGAAGTCTGCCGCCCAGATAGCACTGGCGGTCTTACCTGTACCCTGTTCGTTGAAGCAGAACGCACGTTTGTTGAGTGTCAGAAACCCAGATGTAGTCTTCTGATGTTCAAATGGTTTGTACTTACCCGTCCACTGATACTGCCCTTCGATGGGTGACGGTGCATGGATGTCGAGATTCTTGAGTACATGAGCCTCGTCTACCCCCCAGTTAACCACCACACGGTTACCTGATAACTCCTTACTCTTTGGTATTACGTCGGTAACTTTTGCTGGATCACGTAGCCGCAGTAGAAGCGCCTTGTTGTCTATGACTTTCACTTCCACAACTCCATAGACAGATCTATGCCATACTTTTTCAGTTTCTTTCTGGCCCTAGCGATGTCTATATCCGTAAGATCTTCAGGTTCTTTGTCGTATGATATAGCCACCAGCGCCACCTCATGGATATACTGGATAGCATCTTCTTCGTTTTCAAAATCGTCTTTGTGTTTGACTTTCATTTATCACCCTTCATGCAAAAAAGCGCGAAGTGGGTGTCCACTACACGCGGTTAAAAAATGGGGCAGGGCAACAGGGTTAGCCTGTTCCGAGCATCCGGCTGAGACCCCTTATCACTAAAGGGTCATACCCCGAAAAGTCCCGCCTTTTGGCGCACGGACGGGAACGTGCTGTTTCAGGGTTGGAGAACCCTTGCCAATCCCGCCGTCGGGCACAGGGACGGGAACCTGCAAGGAGAGAGTGTGTTTGTCTCCCTGCCCTAAAAAGTCCCAGCTTCGACCACACGGCTGGGGCGTGCCAACAGGCAGGAAATGCCTCGGTCTAATACGTCATCATCAAAGTGAGAAGAAAAGACAGTAGATAGATCGTCATAATTATACCTACGCCGATCAATATGCCTGTCTTCACCTCATCCTTACTCACCTACGTCTTGGTCTTTGTCCGTTACGACTACGGTTAGCACTCTTGCTCTCTATCCGCACGCCGTCTTTGTTGCTGCCACCCTTACTCAGCATCTTGTTGTGACTGACATCCTTACCCTCACGCTTGTCAGCTTTGCCATTCTTGTTGGCATCGCGTCCAGCCTTATCCATAGCACGCCGTGCACGCTGCCGCTCCATCCTAGCTTCGTGTGCGGGACTGCCAACTGGCGGGTTCTTCTGCTTCTTACGATCCGCTTTGTTCTTGTACGGCATCAGTTCTTTCCGTTATGTGGGCACTCCAACACAGGGCACCATGCTTTGCACAATCCACTGGGGTTGGGATTCCACGTATCGTTCTCAAAAGCTGTTTCCATGTCGCTGTACTTACCCAGCCACTTAGTCCACAACTTCTCCTCTTCCTTTATGGTGTAGCGATCTCGTATCAGATCATTACTTACCACAAACAATAGCCCAGCCCGAACAGTCTCCACTTCGGGGTAGTGCTTAAAAGCCGCTAGAGCCATAAGTTCTAACTGGCCTTTATCAGCGTATCTTGCCGACTTTCCTGTCTTGTAGTCAATAACCCAAGCTAATTTTTCTTCACTATTTAGTATCAATAAGTCTGCGATACCACGAAACCACACGTCACGAGCAAAGAAGCTACATGCTTCTAGGTCTTCGGTCAGCCCCATCTTGATCTCGCATAGCTTCTCGCCTTTCTTGGCGTTCAGTGCATCTAACATACCCTGTGCGTAGCTGAACCGTGGGTCAAGTTCACCACCGTCGCGGATGTATTCTTCCGCAGCTTCGTGAAAAGCTGTTCCATACAACGTAGCCTCAGACTCCTTGAACGGATACTGCTTGAGCACCTTCTCATGGTAGAACTGCTTAGGGCATTGCTGGAATGCCTTAATCTTACTGAACGACCACGGCGCTACGCTCATTTGTATAAGTTACTTTCCCACTGACATACCTCACCAATGTGCGTATGTCTGGTGGTAGGCTCGACCATGCCGATTTTGGTTACCCAACCCAATCGTCGCAAAGAACTAATCATAGCCCCCCACACGTTATGGTGGTGGGGTTCCGACATACCCTGCTCTCTACAATAAGCGCATACTTTTCCACCCTCTACGTAACGATTCCTAGCCAAATACCTAGCAGCGTGGTGGTAGTAGTCCTGTTTCCATTCGTCGGGTTCATTTTCACGAGCACGTACTATCTCTGATTCAATAAACTCGTGCCTATCCATATCTTCCTCCGATCGTGACTGGGAAAC